CTCTTGTATTGAATGCCATTATGATATCACCCATACCATAGGGTTCCTCTCCCTCAGTGGTTGTATACGTCGATGGTATGACGAATGCTCCCAATCTTGCATAAGGAATTGTTACTTCAACTATATCTGGCATAGATGGTGTTATTATAAAACGATGAGCATTTGCACTAACTGGCGTGATATAAGGCGGAGTAGGCGCAGTAGGCATCGTTAGATTAGCCGTAGAATAAACACCCTCAAGATTTCCTCCTTGTCCTTGTTGTCCGTTTGCTTCACTCGTATATGATATCCATCCATGTACTTGATTTGAATGATCTTGTTCAGCAGGTACCTTAACTGAAAATATTTGAGTAACTATTTTCAAGCGAATATCACCTCTATACCCTCTATACAAAGGTGCAAACCAACCAATCGCTCCTCCTCCATTTTTCTCACTATTAACGCTGTTTCCATCACTAAATAAAATATCATCAGCAATAGAAAACTTTGTTAACGTCGTGTTATTATCACCATTGTTTAGTGCTATTATCCTAACTGTTGATGGACTGTCCTTCTTCAAAATTGATTGCAAATTCATTTCAACGTCTTCAAAATGCGCCACGTCATTCTTTTGTCTTATTATCTTTGTTCGTCGTGGTGCTTTGGCGACATTTTTAGTTAAATGTGCTGATGGTGTCACTTTTGATGGTTGGGCGGGATTCATTTCAACAATTGCATGTCTTGTAGGAGTATCGGTTAATGGATCTGCTTTTCGCATATCGGCTTGAAGTGTTATTGCACTTTTCCTGTAATTAGTCATTTGTCTTTCATAGTTATTTAAAGCATTCAATTGATTCATTGAAGTATACACGATACCAGGATTAGCTGTGCCGCAAGGTCGTATTGTAGAAACTTTCGCTCCTACCATATGTCCATGTAATGACACAGATGCATCGGGTTCGCCTCCAGATGAAGCTAATGGATGGTATACAACCAAAGCTAGTGTTCCCAATGAATCCCCATCTTTTAAATTTAAAGACGTTTGAGTGTGTCTAAATGGAATAACCATCTTGTAGCTTGTATCAGTTGCTGGTTGAATCAAAATATGCTGAGAAATGTCTATTTGTTGTTGTGAACCCAAGAATGTTTCATTAGGTAAGCCATCCAATTTTATGTTTCGTTTATCTAATAAAGGCATCCATACAAGAGCTAGAACTCCTGTCTGAAATTTACTAGCTGAAACTTCGACTGAAATTTCTATATCAAAAATAGCATTAACGAAACGATTTTTGGGTATCTGTGTTATTTCACAAACAGTCATATCATTTGGCATATCCCATGTAGCAAGAACAGTATTCGGTAATGTTGCTGGAGACCAGTCTATAGTATCAAACAATGTTCGTTTCTTTCCAATATCTTCCAAAGTCCAAGGATCCTCTTGATTAGCTTCTTTCATACGAGTAGTATCCACAATGGGTACAGCAGTAAGGTTATTAGTTGAATTCGTGTCCACTTCAGTTGTATTTATAACAGTTCCAATAGTAGAGGTTGTAACAGCTGTCGATACAACTCCTGTGTGATCTGGCATCGTAGATATATCTTCAGATTGCGTTTCAAACCATACTGGTTCCCATTTTGTTGTTCCAAGTTGCACTGATAAATTGTGCATATTCATATTACATAATTTGAAATCTTTTCCTGCTGATCGTCGTATAGCAAAACCTATATTTGGTGAGGCTTGACCAGATACTTTTAGTTTCTTTACAACTGATATAATCAACATGCCTGTATAAAATCTAACATTTGCATTACGATTATCCCTTACATTCGAATTTGGAACCTCCAACCAAGGATAACGACCGTTAAATGGAACAGACAAATTAATTTTCCTGTTTTTCTGTGATAAATCCAAAATAGCAAAATATTGTGATGACTTATCTACATCTGTTGGAACATCACCAGCGTTGAATACGTTTGGATGGTAACTCAAACGCAAACTTCCTTGATGAAACTCACCAGCAAACACTTCTAATTCATAATTGATAGAACCAGTCCAATGTTGGAATCTAGCGCTACAATATCCAAGTGCTGTAGGCACTATTCCTTTAGTTCCAAAAGGACCATCTGTTACACAATATGAATAATTATCAGAAATTTCAGAAAGAGGAGAGACAGCTTCAAAGAAAACTGTTGTTCCAGGTGGTTGAGAAACACTCCAAATAGGCAGTGTTGGTATACCAGTCGTACTAATAGTTGGTATGCATGTTGGTATTCCTGCTATGTCTAAAATTTTCATCTCAGAATTTTTCTTGAAATGTTGTTTATCAGTCAAAGTCATAGATGATGGATTCATACGTAAAGGTATACTATTATCGATAGTGCGGGTCGTGTTCCAATTAGAGAAGAAAGAGTGCCGATTTACACTTATAACATCAGTCATTGAAGGTTTGTCAAGTTCGCCCAACAAACCTAAGGCATCCGATTGTATCTCATGAGGTATGATGGAATCGACAATATCTGTAAACGGTTTAATCATATCAATAATAGCTGATTGTAGCATAATTTGGGGCTGTTTTACGAGCTCTTCTTGTTTATTACTAACTGTCATTTTTGTTGTTGTAGTGTTATGAAGTGAATCCTCCCATAACTGGAGGTTGGTCTTTTTAGATCCGAATGGGTCGAAATATTCAGGTCCCCAACTATCATAATGTTCGTAAATATCTGATAGTTGATTATAATTAAACAAAGTCACTCCTGGCAAGACCGAAGCCAATAGTGACGTAAATTTGTTGAAATGTGGTTTTCCATAAAAGAACATAAATCTTTGCGCAGTTCTAGCATTTACAATTGTAGCTTCCATATTATCAAAAGATTTCCTTGTCCAATTCAGCATTTCGTACACAACATCTTCATCCAACTGTGCAACAAATATACCAGTAGATAGTTTAGTGGTATTTTTCAAAAACGTGCAATCTAAAAACTTCCAATAATAACGAGTCTCGTTATCA